CGTGAGGCGATGATCTGGCGCAACGGTTCGATCTGGTCGCCGGGGTCCACGACCGGTAAAACGTCGGGAACGGGCGACACCCTCGATCTCGGGTTCATTGACGAGGCGTGGTCGCGGCCGGACGCGCGCACCGAGCTGGGTATGCGCCCGGCGATGCTGACCCGGCCGTGGTCGCAGCTGTGGGTGCTCTCGATGATCCCGGGGCTGTCGCGGGCGCTGCCGGGCACATGGCCCTACCTGAAACGCAAACGCGACCGTGGCCGGGCCCGCGCGGAGGCCGGGGTCAACCACGGCACCGCGTTCTTCGACTTCTCAGCCCCCGAGGGCATGGATCCGGGCGACCCGGCCACGTGGCGCCTGGCGATGCCGGGCCTGGGCATCACCGTCTCGGAGGCCAAGGTGGCCGAGGACTTCGAGGATTTCGACCTGGTCGATTTCAACGCCGAATACCTGGGATGGGAACCCAAAGAGACAGTCGCGAAGTGGGCGCTGATCCGCGAGACGACATGGGACGGTCGACTGGATCCAGACTCCCAGATCGCCGGGCGGCCCGTGCTGGCGGCTGAAATCAGCGAGGATCGCTCGCGCGGCTGGATTCTTGCAGCTGGCCGCCGCCCCGATGGCGATATTCACGTGGAGGTAGTCGAGCCGGGCTACCGCATCCCGATCGACGCGCCGGGGGTGGAGTGGATCCAACCCCGCCTAATGGAGATCATCGAGGCGCAGGATCCCTACGCCGTTGTCATCGACGTGCGCCGCCAGGCCACCTCGCTGCTGGTGCCGCTGCGCAATGCCGGGGTCAAGGTCCTCACACCCAATCAGAACGAGATCGCGGCCGCGTGTGGCCGGTTCTATGACGCCACGGGCGAGCTGCGTAAGGAAACCCTTCGGGATCCGGCCACCGATGAGCCCATCGTCTACACCGGGCCGATGCTGTGGCACACCGGCCAGCCCGAGCTTGATCGGGCGCTGGGTCAGGCGCGGCCGCTGCCGATGCCGGGCGGCTCGTTCACGTTCGTCAAGCGGGGAGTGTCTTCCGAGCTGGGCCCTTTGTATGGTGTGGTGTTAGCCATGCTCGGCGAGGACACACTGGGCGAAGACGACTATGACGTGCTGGACACGGTCGACTCCAGCCGCCGCTGTGTGCGCTGCGGCAAAGCCATTTACCCCAGGGACGCCGGTTGGTGGCATGCTATGGATGATTCCCCCGCCTGCGAGGAGCCCCGATAGTGAGCCGTACCGTGGTCGCCGTACTCGATGCTCTCGGAGCGCTGGCGATCGCGGCCGGAGTCAGCGTCCTGCTCTACCCGTTCATGGGATTTGCCTGCACCATCGGCGGCGGGATCATCCTGCTGGCAAGCGCGCGGCTAATCGAACGCGGCGCCCGCGACGAGGAAGGGGCCGAAACGTGAGCCTGTTGCGCGGATTCGCCCGCCGCGACGCGGTATCCAATGTCGACGGCCCGCTGATCCCGTCGCGCGGATCCGGCGGCCGCAAAGGCTCAGTCGTCGTCACCGACGAATCCTCGATGCGCCACTCCGCTGTCTGGGCATGCCTGCAGACCCGCGCCGGTCTAATGTCGACATTCCCCCTTGACGTGTTCACCAAGGTCGGCAAAGTCCAGATCGAAAGGCCCACGCCGCCGGTGCTGCTCGCGCCCGGCGGCGAAGAGTGGGACTACATGGACTGGATGTACGCCTCCCAGATGGATTTGGACCGTGCCGGTAACGCGATCGGGCTCATCACGGCCCGCAACGCGCTCGGGCTGCCCTCACGCATCGAGCTGCAACCCATCTCGGCGTGCACCATAATCCAGGACCGCGACGGCACGGTCAGCTACCGCATCTTCGGCGAGAAGTTCACACGCGACCAGGTGTGGCATGAGCGCCAATATGTGATGGCCGGGCTGGCCGCCGGGCTGTCCCCGCTGGCCTACGCGGCCTGGTCTGTGGGCGAATACCTCTCCATGCAACAGTTCGCGCTGGATTGGTTCGGCGGCGCCGCCGTACCCAAGGCGCGGCTTAAGAACACCGACCGCAAAGTGGTCGACGCGAAGGAAGCCGGGATCCTCAAAGACCGGTGGAACGCCACGGTCAGCGACGGCGACCTGTTCGTGTACGGGTCCGCGTGGGAATACGACATGGTTCAAGCCGAGCAGGCGGGCATGGAGTGGATCGAAGGGCGCCGTTTCGGCCTGACCGACATCACCCGGTTTCTGGGCTGCCCGGCCGACCTGATCGACGCCGCGATTTCCGCGCCGGGCACCGTCACCTACGCGACGATCACCCAAAGAAACCTCCAATTCCTGATCATGCAGTTGGGTCCGGCGGTCAACCGGCGGGAGAAGAACCTCACCAAGCTGCTGCCGAGGCCGCGTTTCGTCAAGCTGAACACCGACGCCCTGCTGCGCATGGATCCAGCCGCGCGCGGCGAGGTCATGAACGCGGCCATCGACAAGCGGCGCCTGACAGTCAGCGAGGCCCGCGAGCTGGACAACCGGCCGCCGCTGACACCGGATCAAGAGGCCGAATATGTGCGGCTGTTCGGCGCGCCGCGCGTGGCCCCGGCCACCGGCACCGCCTCGCTGGCCGCCGGGCCAGACCACACAGACACAGACATGGCCGCCGCCCCGATACGGGTTCTAGCGCACGTGGGCGGCGCCGCCAAGGCAATCGAGTCAGGCCCACCGGCCGCCTGGGAAGGGGCAACCTGATGTCCAATATCGACGACCAGCAGGCCGAAAGCGTCCACGTGCGCCGCCTGCAGGGCCGCGTGGGACGCACAGCGGCGCGGCTGATCGAGCACGCCGAACGTTTCGGGCTCACACCCCGGCAGATGTCGCAAGTCAAGCTGCCCTGGTATGAGATCCGCGAACCGGCGCCGCTCGCGCCGGGCGAGTCACGCGACGGCCCGTCCACCGCGACCGTGTTCATCTATGACGAGATCGGCGGCTCGATGGGGGTCAGCGCGAAGAAGTTCGCCGCCGACCTGGCCGCGCTGGACGTGGAACAGATCAAGGTGCGGATCAACTCGCCCGGCGGCTCCGTATTCGACTCGATCGCGATCTATAACGCCCTCAATCACCACCCGGCGCGGATCATGGTGTATGTCGACTCGCTGGCCGCCTCGGGCGCCTCGGTCATCGCCATGGCCGGGGACGAGATCGTGATGATGCCCGGCTCACAGATGATGATCCACGACGCGTCGATGGTTCAAGAGGGACAGGCCAGCGACATGGGCGCGGCACAGGTGTTCCTCGATCGGCAGTCAGCGAACGTGGCCGAGATCTACGCGGCCGCGCGCGGCGGCGAGCCGACCGCGTGGCGCGAGCTCATGCTGGCAGAAACGTGGGCTTTCGCCCGCGAGGCCGTCCAAATGGGCCTGGCCGACTCGGTGCTGGCCGTGGAACGCCCGCAACAGGACGTGGGCGACGGTGTCGAAACCCGCACGTTCAACATGGAATCGTTCGGCTACCGCTACGCCAGCCGCGAGCAGGCGCCCGCCCCGGGATCGGTGACCCGCACCGCCCGCCCGGCGCGGACCGCAGTGCACACACGCGAGCGCAGCGCACCGCCGCAGACACCGCCGCAAGCCGTGCTGCCGCCTACCCGCGACATACGCGACGCCGCCGCGCGCCGCCGCGAGCTGTTCGAGGCCGGTGCGGGCACCCAAGTACCGCTCGGGGCCGCCCGGCGCCTGTCCACAGCGTGGATCGGCGGGCAAGGGGCAGGCATCGCCATACCGACCATCACCCTGCCCACGCGGCTGCGGGTGCGCGAGGAAACCCGCGACGGGAAACCGTTCTTCGTCGTCGAGGGCTACGCCACCGTGTTCGAGGTCGGCTACGACATGTGGGACTGGGCGGGCCCCTACACCGAGATCGTGTCGACCGGTTCGGCCGACAACACCCTGTCCCGTAGCCCAGACACCGTCTTTTTGATCAATCACATGGGTTTGGCGCTGGCGCGCACGGCGATCGCCAACACATTGGACCTGGGCGCGGACGGCACGGGCATGTGGGATCGCGCTTGGCTCAATCCGCAGCGCACCGAGGTGCAAAACCTGGTCACCAACATCAACGACAAGATCACCACGGAGCAGTCGTTCGCGTTCATGATCGATGACGGGGCATGGTCGGAAGACTTCACCACGTTCAGGATCAACGCTTTCGACATCCACCGGGGCGATGTGTCGGCCGTCAACTTCGGCGCGAACCCCTACA